AAATACAGATTTCGAAGTTGAAAGTGATGCAGTTGGTTCATCCGATGTAAATGAAGAAAGACTTTACCAAAATCGTTTCAACTTTTCATCCAATGTAAATTTTGATGATCAACTTACATTTTTCAATCCTATCATGGATTCTGCAAGTTTTTACATTAATGGAAATAGACTCCCTAATGTGACAAAAACAAATCACAATTATTACAAATATCTCATCCCATATCGTAATCGTTTGGCGAGACCTATCCGAAATATCTACACGTACAGTTTCTCGATGAATCCGATCAATGTGGAACCATCGGGGAACTTGGATTTTAGTCAGATACAGTCAGATAAAACAAATATAGAAGTGAAACTAGATACAAGTGAAGGATCACTCGTAGATGTGGTTAATAAAACGTACTCTTTGAATATGTACTACACGGGATACCAAACGTTTGTATTCAACCGTGGCTCTATGACACTTGCTTACTAAACAATGATGTTTTGTTGTCGCTAATGTAGTCAATGATGTTATTCTTGATGCACCATTTGATGAAATTCAACTGCGCAATCGTCGTATGAATTTCATGAGATGTTCCAGGAACAGTGTATGAAAACTTTTCAGAACGACAAAAAGGGTCAAATAACTTTTTACTGTAGCCATCCAAACTAGATTTATAGGCACAATGAACGGTGAAAAGTTTTCCATCATGTGTTTTGAAAGATGTATGATTCTTCTTTGCATAGTTCGTGATGAACCATTCAAGATTTCGAAGTGAAATACCACTCGACTTATCTAGGATGTTTAACAATTTAGTTCTGTTTCCTTCTTCATTATAAAAATTGTTGATCGATGTTAGCAGGATACCAGTTTTACTCATTACTAATCATAGCACCCAAATCTATAAGCTCGTTTGAAAATTCACAACCAGGGCACCCATGAACATACCCTCGGTCAGGNCTATGATTATGACTATTCGTTCGAGAGATACTCATTGGTTTTAGACGTTTAATCTGTGCTGCGTGATGTTTGCAATATCCTTCAGTGGTACCCCTGAATGTACATCTCCTTCCATCATTCTTAGTTCCCTTGCATATCGTACCCGAAAACGTTTCGGGTATATCTTTCAAAAGAAGGTCCATAGATATACCGTGTTTTTTCGATATGATCACAACATATTCATTCATCATCGAAACAAGACGCTGATTGACTTCTTCCTCGAATAGTTCCGCGAGTTTTTCGTGCAAACTCATACCTTATTAGTATTTTGCTCATATTTTTTAAATACATCTTCAATTGATTCTGGTCGCGAAGCTTCTTTAATACGTTCCCTGAGTTCGGCAACCTTACCAGTATCATCTAGTCCAAGTTTTTTACATTCCTCGATGAGTTGTTCCTTTTTCATGGTACTGAGTGCTGGACCAGTCTTCTTCTTTTTNGGTNTGTGCTGTTCAAGGATTTCTCCAAAAATCTCNTGTTTGGTATTTTCAAAAAGGGGGTCGAGGAGATCACACACCGGGTTGAGAAACTTATTCTCAAAGTAGTACAAATAATCAACTGGGATATTATTCTCTTCCACAAACTTAGGATCTTCAGACTTTTCAAATGCTTTCGCCTTAGGATTATCCGTCTTTGTCAAAAGGTACGGCACACGGTCACCCGATTGTGGTTCCGAACCAGGTTTTCGTTCTCGCATCTTTACGACAACCTGAACATGGGACTGGTTGATATTGACACTCTCGGGGCTCGTTACGGAAACAGGGTCACCTTTAACTTTATAGGTATCGGCGAGTGATTGACTCAATACCAACTTTTCATTTGGTACATCACCAGAAAGAAGTTCGATCGCTCGTTCTTTCGCCAATTCTTTGGGTGGCCCGGGGTCACTTGACGTTAAGACAACATCGAGGAGTTCTTTACAAACTTCTCTCACATGTGGTGTGTTATCTCTACGAACAACTTGGAGGCCCTTGATGTCGATGTAGTCCATATGCATCTTGTCATCCTTCCCCTTTGTCCAGAGTTTCGCAGCGTAACGCTTTTTGGAATATAGAAAGTAGGGCCAATACACCTTCTCGAGTTCCAGGTTGTTAGGCTTCTTGAAAAGGGCTGAACATTCTTCGGCTGCTCTTTCTCCCAGTTCCCAACTATACTCGATTGCTTCCACACCCGTTCGACCACCAACGTCGAATTCTACCATGACCGAATCCGTATCACCATATCGCACCTTTGCACCCGGAAAATTTGCTTCCACGTAATTCTTAGTCTCTTCAATCATTCCGCGACCTCTAGATGTTGTTGTTGAAGCAATTGGGACACAGGGAAGAATTCCTTTACCCGCACCAGTAAATCCATAGACAGAGTTCATCGAAACTTTGTAAGCCAGNTGCTTACCGTTATAAACTTCTTTCATAGATCCAATCGCAGCCGCCATATCTTTCTTCGCCTTTTTTCGAAATTGCTTAAGTTCTAGAAGAATACTTGGCAGGAGACTTGGCACCCCCTGTGCAAATTTATAGACTTTGTCGCCAATCTTAAACGTTTCATAAACGACACCAGGTACATTCCCATATCGACGCTCATCCATCACCAATGTGGAGTAACACAGATTGTGTGCCATCATGATTGAAGGGTAAAGGGCTTCGAAATCTAGAGCTGTGATTGGAGTGTAGTATGCACCCTTTTGGGCTTCCAGAACGGTCGCACCCTCATATGGTTCTTCAGGAAGTGCGCCGTATTTAATCGTAGGCACCATGTATCCAAGTTCCCGTGCTTTTTTAGTGAGCTGACTGAAAACCTTAATTTGCTGACCACGTTCAACAAGGAAACAAAGCGGAACCCATGTAGCTTTAGCCATCTCTAAAAGGTTTAGGAGTGTGCATAGTTTTTTCAAAAGTTTATGAGGTAAGAGGGTATCTTTTATACAGTACTCAGCAACTTCGCCCAATTTTTTTGGGTCGCCCTCCTTGTATCGAGCAAACATTTCCTTTGGGGACATGTCAATCTTCTGATCACCGAGATACAACTTTGAAACTTCATTCAACTTGTACGAATCTAATTTGTACCCCTTCTTAACTTCATGGAACATGTCGAAGATGAACCTTCCAGTCATAGGAAGAAGTTTGAGAAAGTTATCTCCAAGAGCACTCGAACTCAACTTTTTTAGTAGAAGCTCACTCGGGGGATCACGGAGTTTTCCAAGATTGAAAAATTCTTCACTGCATCCAGTCATATGGGCCCTCTTGTAAATGTACTCGAGATCAAACCCAAAAATGTTCCACCCCGTGATGATATCAACATCCTTTTCATGAAGATATTTTTGGAATGCTTCGAGCATCTGACGTTCAGTATCAAAACTTACGACACCTGGTCCTTCTGTTTTCTTGTAACAGAGGCACGTCTTGTCATATGGTTCATCAGTTCCGAATTTACACAATGAAATAGCTATTTGAAAGCAGGCATCATCCGGAACGTCTGCATCTGGAAACTTACCAGTCGAACTGTTACACTCAATATCAACTGAAGCTACAACAAATGGGGCTATATCATCTCGAGCTACAGGCTTTAGGGTTTGCCAATTGTTACACCAAAGATCGATATCAACTTTTGCGAGATGTGAGCGAACACACTCAGAGCCAGTATCCAGCCAACCCGTAGATTGAATTCCAGTTCGGTGCATAAGCCTCAGGACGGGATCAAGGTTTGCTTCATATACATGAAATTGTTGGAAGTCACGATTGTAGCCGAATACCGAATTAACCTTTCGTCTATCCGCGAGTGTCTTGAAGTTTAGGCGCATGTATGCAAACTGTTCATTATTTTGGAAACCCCAAACATCCTTCTTTTGTGTGAGACTATAACTTGTTACATGATCAGGTCGGAGTTTGTTTAGGTCATCGTAGAGTAACCTAACTTCCTGATTAGTCGTACCTCTGGGCAACTTCACAAAGAAGTATGGTTCGAATGCCGTAGTAACACACACAGACTTCCCATCCTCGGTCTTCCCCAAAATACTGATCAAGTGTTCATCATCCACGTCTCGCGCCTCCCAAGTCAAAGCTTGGAATACCACCATATGTTTATAATGAGCCAAAATTTTAATATCATTTACTAATAAATGTCTGCTGCTTTAATTGAGCTAGTGTCGGTCGGTGCTCAGGATGTGTACATCACTGGCGACCCCCAGGTCAGCTTTTTCCGTCAGAACTACAAGCGCTACACCAACTTCGCCATGAAGCCCGAGCGTATGGATTATATCGGTACCTTTGGNTCTTCCAACGAAGTCACCATTCCCATTCGNTCTAAGGGTGATCTCATGAGCTACATCTGGATTGAGGCCACGGGTATCGCCGAAGTTCAAAACAACTCTACCGGTTTATACTCGAACAACTCCGCGAGCCCCACTGAATTCTCTCTCTGGATCGGTGGTCAGAAGGTGTCTCAACTCGACTCTCTCTACATCCAAGGTGTTCATAACCCCCTCATGCGTGATTCGGCCGCCAAGGCGTCTTTCGCTGTGACCACGAACGCCCGCAAGGAAAACCACTCGGGTAACTATTACATGATCCCCTTCTTCTTCGGTGAAGACTGGACCAAGGCGCTCCCCCTTGTTGCCCTCCAGTACCACGATGTTGAGATTCGTGTCAAGTGCAGGGATAACTTCACCCCTGGGAGCACCCCCAAGGTCTATGGTAACTACATCTACCTCGATACCGAAGAGCGTAAGTTCTTCACCGAGACTGAACATGAACTCCTGATCACACAGACTCAATACCAGCTCGCCTCCAACACCGACACGGATATCGATCTCACCTACTTCAACCACCCAGTCAAGTCTCTCCACCTTGTATCCGGTGAAGCGATTGGTCGCACATGGGGCGAAGAGTTCAACTTTGATACCTCGTCTCTTTACATCAACGGTACGGCCCTTTTCGAAAACACATCGAACGTCTATCATCACGACGTCGTGCCTGAGATGCATTGCACAGATCTCCCCGACAACATCCTCGATGATCTCCCCACCTACTCGTGGCCTTTCTGTCTCACCATGAGCAAGATGCAGCCCACTGGCTCCCTTAACTTCTCGCGCATTGACAATGCCAAGCTTGTCATCACCAACCCCACCAGTGGTAACCAACTCCATCGTATCTATGCGGTCAACTATAACATTCTTCGTATCAAGAATGGTATGGCTGGTGTCGCTTTCGGTAATTAATTCCAGTTATCAATCAAAGTTTTCGTCTTTTCATACATCTTCTTTCCATAGAAGGTTTTGTCCTTTTCTCCTACCCAAATTGTGAGTCGGTCCTCAAGGAACTCCTTGAACTTATCCGAGTCACAATTGGACTTGTATCGAATCTTTTCAGCCTTAAGTGCCTGCTCCATAGCAGCTAAACGACTATCCATTGAACGCTTAGCAAGCTGATCAGGAGTGAGACGAGTGGACACATCAGCAGTTTTCTTGTTCATATATATATATATCATGGACGACTCTACACTTTATACCATTTTGTACTATTGTCGTTCATGTCGGAGGACATACGATGGTGCCGCCCAGTGTTGCTTTGAGATGGATCACACCAAAGTTAAAATCCCTACAGATACTAAATGATACCACTCATCATAGCTGGCGCACTCACAGGGGCTCTCGCATACACCTTTATGGGACAGAATCTCATCTCCGCATCAGAAGCCAAACGCCTCATCAAAGAGGGGAAGATAAAGAAGGTTATCGATGTTCGTACGATCACCGAGTATCGTGCAGGACATTACCCTAATGCACTCCACATCCCCGTGGATAAGATTAACGAAAAGACCACTGTGGATCTACCCAGGAAGGGGCTACTCGTCTACTGCAATACTGGGCAACGAGCCAGATTTGCAGCAGAGACATTGGAGGAACTTGGTTTCGAAAATGTCTATTATATCGCTGGACCCTATACTGGACTACTTTAAGTTAACACGTTTTGTTTTTAAGATTCTTTCTAAGCGTTCCTTTTCCTTCCTCATGAAGATTGTCAACTGAACAACCTCGCCATGGAGTGTCACTCGTCCATGTTGTTTTAGAAAAGAAACATTTTCGACACGTACTAAATCCACCCACGACATCTTAGACTCTGGTGTCTTACTGTGATGTATCGCGAGTACAGCAGCATCCTGTTTTACATCTTTGGGAAGTTGATCACCCTCGTAACACACAACAACATGGGCACCTGGGTATCCACTCGAATGCATCCACCAGTGCTCGGGGTCACTCACATTTGTAAGTTGATCATTCTCTTTTGCATTCTGTCCCACTCGGACGATTATATTACCAGACGCGATGTATTCTAACATTCTATTTTCCCATTTACAAGTAATATGCACGTCGTTCTTAAGCCTAGTCCATCAGTGTCCCATAAATATCGTGTCATCCTCCCAAGTAAAAGAGCGATCGATTTCGGTCAGAAAGGTGTTCAGTATTACCCCGACCATGGTGATGCTCGTCTCATGCGCGCACATCTTATTAGAAAAGGGGCCGTCATTCCTAAGAAGTTGCGGATAGAAACAAATCACCATGAAATTCACCGAGGTATGCTTGGTGTGGATGAGAGTGAGAAGGAAGATTGGGAAGATTATTTCAGAGCAGATTTTTGGGAACGATGGATGCTCCTGTCATACCCAGATGTCAACAAGGCTAAACTTTTTATGACTATGCAAAAAGGTGTTCTTTTTATACCTACACCCAATGACTTCTTATTCTGTAAAGAAGATTTCAAAGACCTGTAGACCCGAAACCACCTGATCCTCGCTCAGTATCCTCCACTATGTTAATTTCTTCAATTGGGGGTGTTTCACAACGCTCCAAAATCAATTGAGCGATGCGATCGCCCTTCTTAACCTCAAAGTCGTTTTCTCCATGATTGAAGAGAACGACTTTGACCTCACCCGTATAGTCCGGATCAATGACCCCAGCCCCGACCTGGATCCCATGTTTGACTGCGAGTCCCGATCGGGGCGCAACTCGTCCATAGACTCCAGATGGTAAAACAATTGTGATCCCCGTGGAGACAATCCCTCTCTCCGACGCACGAATAACACAAGACATATTGCTATAGAGGTCATAACCCACAGCACCATCGGAGCCACGAGTAGGAATAATAGAATCATAAGTCAGTTTCTTAACCCCGAGGGACATACTGCTTATCGTTGTATTATATTCCTTAAGCGTAATTATCCACGGGAAGAACCGATTTGCATGTTTCTCTCATAGCATCAACATATGGTTCTATAGTATCCACACGACCTTGCCAATCAAATAACATATTCTCATGGGCGCGATCCCTACAAACATCTCGATTTAAATCGATATATGTTTTTGTCGAAGCAGCTGCACACACTCGTTTCATTCCATTCTCTCGTGCTTCTTCTTCCGTATCTCCACCGATGCTCATCGACCCTGAATAGTCATAACCCTCTCCATATTTATCATCACATACTTGCATGTTAATTACTTGGAGAGCTTCTATCTCTTTTTGTTGTTCCTCTGTAGGAGGTTCCCAAACACCCTTTGATCCAAAGATATTAATATCCACCCATGATTTGACATGTGGCTCTGTATTATACTGAATCACAACCACCGCTCCAGAAGAAATGCAACACATACACATAAATAAAACCAGAACCAGAACCAGCATTGTAATATAAAGAAATATTTAAATGCACTCAAGGGGTTTCGAACCCCTGACCTCAAGCTTACTAAGCTTGCGCTCTACCACTGAGCTATGAGTGCCAGAATCAATTATTCGAGTTAAGAAGACGGTTGTGTATTACTACATTTTTACACATATCGAAAAACCATTCATGTTCGAAATTTGAAAGAGCGTAATTCACTTGTTGAGTTACTAATCTAATATTATCTTCAGTGTATCCTCTGGTACAGTCTATTCTATCCACAGATACCTTATTTTGGCAACGATGTTTCCATTCTAGTTCGACACCTGAAACGGCGCATTTATTATTTTGTTGTTCTTTCAATCTAAGAATAGTCATTCTATCGAT